GTTGAAGTCTTGAAGTCTATAATAGACAGTACACCATTGTACTCTGCAATACAGTCAACCCTACCTGCTACCTTGTATTTATCACTATAGAGTCCTGCTTCTTGTGCATGGATGTTATCTATATTTGACAGGAGTTTTTGTAATTGAGTAAATAAACACCAAGGAAGAAAATCTTTCTGATGATGTTCTATACTGTCATTGTTAAGGTAATCTTCACACATATGGTGAACCTTAGTACCCCTTGATGCAGCCTTACCAGCAATGTAGTTTGCAGTCTTTTCACCTACACGTTTACGCCATGCCATGAGTCCAGACTTATTACGGACTGATAGAATAGTTGTGATTGATGGGTACTTGTTTCCTTCTGGTGTTTCATATAGACGAACACCGTCACTTGTTGTTGCATTTATAGGGGGCAACTCCACATTCAAATGGTTAAACATTAAGTTATATTTCGCATCCTTGTTACTAGTCTTTCTGCTCGATTGGTTACTTGACGATACCAAGCACTATCAACCATCTCATCTGCGGCTGCGTTCCAATCTCTTGAATCTACACCACGTTTCATTCCCTTGAATTTACTCAATCTTGGGCGACCCATATTGAACATCATGTTCGCAATTATTCGTTGAGCATCTTCCGGCAAACTCTCAAAATCTGAGTAGAGGGTTTCGCAGTCAGACACGACTTGAACGATATCTGATTGGAAGGCCTCAGCGACTCTGGACTCACTGACGGGAGTCCCGACTGATGAACCTTGCTCGGGATCGGAGTCCAATATAAGATGCCCGATACCAAAAGTAGCATACCCAAGATGATCATTGTATACTTCATATTTGACTCCTTCATCAGCTTCCAACTCTTCTCTTAATTTTTCCATATTCATTATTCTTCTCCATTACATTCATCACATTCTGTTAATGTTGTGGCTAGTGATCCTTCAACATGAGCATGATTTAATTTATACATCGGTATTTTTCCTGTGTCTTCACACTTAGGACAATCGTATTTATATTCTTCTGGCAATTTTCCCCATCCTATCTCTCTAGACCATTGGTGTTCTGTATATTTCACTTAGTCCATTCCTATTCCAAGTTTAATTTTATTGATTAAATAACTTCTTATAAAACCAGATCGTACAATATCTCCAATGGTAAATTCTGTACAATTAAATTCTTCCATCTCTTCTAATATCTTAACAAAATTAAACAAGCCATTTTTCTCATTCGTTCTTTGTAAATCAGTCTGGTCAAAATCACCACAAAAAATTATCTTGGAATCTTGTCCTATCCTTGTTATAATAGTATCCAATTCATGAAAGTTTAAATTCTGACATTCATCTACTATAACAACTGTATTGTCAAATGTCAACCCCCTTAGAAAAGAAGTTGATAGAAAATAAAGAGAACCTTGACCTTTTAGTTTATCATACAAATTATTAAATGCTTGTTCGTTAGGTTGTTCAAACATAAACTGTACCATGTTCTGATATGGGACTTGGTACAGGGCTGCCTTATCTTCTTCATCGCCAGGAAGGAAGCCAATTTCTCTTGTAGGAATCAAAGAACGTACTATAACAAGTTTATCATGTTTTGTCTTTAAATCCATAACAGATTGAAGTGCTAGATACATGGATATAAATGTTTTTCCTGTACCAGCTGAACCAAACAAAAATTGATGTTTGTCTTTTTTCCAACTATTAAACACTAGTTTTTGATTATCAGTAATAGGTTTAATTGCTACTAGATTATTAATATTGATTTCTTTATTTTTCTTAGAGGACATTTTCTTTCTTTCAAATTAGAGTGAGAGGGAGCAGCGCTACCCCCTCTCTGGTACATAGGCGGAGGGACTTCCCAGCTTGCGACAATGCAGTGCATCGGTGCTGAAGTTTGGTATTTCTCGCCTGCACCATATACTTATGTTACTAATGGTCTTTTCTTTTTGTGTTTTTCCACAACATTTCTCGCTTTAATCTTTGCATGAGATTCATTACTTTTATATCTGGATGCAAGAGGAGAGCCTGGATGTGCGTCTGCAATTTGAGACATTCTATCTTCAAAACCAGCATCTGTCTTCGGCCCAACGCCCATTACGTGATCTCCCACAACAGCAACAGGAACTACTGCCTGTTGAATATGTTTATTTTCTTTTAAAAACTTTTCTCTTTCTGCAATAGAAAGAAATTCAGTCCATTCAATTCCAGACTTTTCATCATAAAATGTGTAACTAGGCATTATATTTCCTTTTGTATTTTTGGAGCACAAATAATTTTATCAACTGAATTTGCTGTTGGAAAATTATTAAATCCAAATTGTTTTAGTCCATCTAGATTCTCATCTACATACTTGAAACATTCTTCTTGTTTAGTAAAGAAAAATGGTTTCCCATCTAAATAGTCAATTTCTATTGAATCATTATAGGGTCTATCTGCTGGATTAGACCACCACATTATGACAGCAATAACAAAAATTTTCATTAAATATCCATCTCTATTTGTTTGGGATCACCACCCATTCTCTCAATTTTCTTAATAAGTTCCAAATTATATTGCGTAACATCTTTTAAATGTTTCAAAACATTATAATGAGATTCAGTTAGGCCAGCCATATCTTTTTCTATGAGCGACATTCTAGATGTATCCTCTTGCAATCTTCGGCTCATGTAATCCCAATAACCCTCTCGTTTTTCCATTAATATTATCCTTCCACCATTTGGGAGCTGATCGTGTTTTGTTCCAAGTAGCAATCTTTGATTTCTCTATTATATAGTATTTCTGATATGCAAGTACAGTATCATCACCCTTACAATAATCTGGCATACATTGCGGCGGAGAAGTAAAATCTACCATAGGAATAGAAGATGGGGGTTTACTAAGAGGTTCTAGTAGTCGTTCTGTCGCATGGTGTTTACCATATCGGTATGTATACTCATTCATAAGAGCAGTCATGTGTACGTACAACCACATATAATTATGCACAGAAGAGCGAGTCCAGATAGTACTTGGATGGTTCTTGTGAGCCATTTTGTAGAGCTTTTTTTTGTCAGCAATATCATCTCCATCCAAAACACGATGGGCTGTAGAAAGCATTTGAGCACTCTCCAAAATCATCTTTACACAATGTTTGTCGGCGGACATTTGAGCCGCAATTACAGGGTCTTTATCGAGATAAAATATGTTCATCTATTATCGCCATCTCCACTAATTTTGTTACGTTCCATTCTAGACCGCAACTTATCTACGTTTGCTTGTGCAACCTCTTCTAGTGTTACACCAAGGTCATCTGCAAGTGCTGAGATGTACCATAGGACATCACCTAACTCTAGACCTACACCTTCAAGAGACTTACCATCTCTGATGTTCTTCTTTACCTTCTCTGCAACCTCACCAGCTTCTCCACAAAGTCCAAGTGTTGGATATGTGATTTTACATTCATCTGGGTAAATTGCAGTTGATCGTGCAAATTTCTGGTATTCATCAAAAGTCATTTTCTCTCCTGTGCAATGTTAGCTCTACGTTGGTGTCGATTTATGGGATTCGGAAAAGGTAATGCAGCTATACGTCTTTCCTCATACCTCTCCAACCAAGCTTTTCCTTCTTCTTCCATTATAGCAAACTTTTCTCTTTGATTCATTATTTTCTCTCCCATTTGTAAAAAATATGATCCTGTATCTCTACAGTCTTAGTCTTGGTTTTAGCCCAATCGGGTTTGACATAATCAGCATGATAAAATAAAGCACCATCTGTGATATCTATAAAAGGAACTTTATGATATATTAGAGTCTCTGCAATTTTAACCAATCTGTTATATGTTTTTATATCCTTTGGTACATCACTCCTACCATCACACCACCAAGAGAATTGGCATCTATTTTTAATAGGAATATACTTACCATTTTTCTTCCAACTTTCCCTTGTTGGGCCTTGTTTCACTACTTCACATATTGTATTAGGAAACCTTTTATCTTTAACACGATTAATAACAACACTTGATACTGCAAGTAAACCAGCAGTTCCTTGACCACGAGCTTCATGGTACATATTATCTGCAAGACATTTAACTGATGATATATTGTATTTGACTTCATTTGCATTTACTGGACTGAACATAATCAATCCTGCCATGATAGCTTCATTTATCATATAAATTACTTTCCATAAATTCTTTCTTGAGTCCTTCTTGCATACGATATGCTTGAACTTCCCAAGGTTGACGATAATAATCACAGTTAGTGTAATTACGATACTTACCGTCTTTACATAACCATAATCTGTTTGTAGATTTTTCTTTCATTCTACGAGTCGCACTTTGCCAAACATGAACCATTTCGTGGCAAATTGTCTCTATAAAGTTTTCGTTATCAAGAGTTCTTTCTGCATCTATTTCAAATGTACGATTGTTATCAGTTTCCAAACAAAAACCAATTGCACCCTCATCCTTCATACTGCGAATCTTAACTTCTATATCAAGGGTTCTCATACGAGGCATAAGTTTCTCTGTACAAAAGTTAACAACATTCTCAGCGAGTGAACGCCGAGAAATGTTAGAACCTGTTACAAGAACAAAATTCATTAAAATGCAACCAATGCAGCAAAACCCATTCCAAATATCATACCCATACCTAG